GAGAAATTAGAGAATCTATACGAATAATGGATCTTAATAAAAAAAAACTACAAGCTGCTGCGAGACAAGCTGCTGCGAGACAAGGTGCTGCGAGACAAGGTGCTGCGAGACAAGCTGCTGCGAGACAAGCTGCTGCGAGACAAGCTGCTGCGAGACAAGCTGCTGCGAGACAAGCTGCTGCGAGACAAGGTGGTATTAAAAATATCTTTAAACGATTCAGAGGTTTTGCACCACGTCCAGCTGTTGTTGCACCAAAGAAAAAGAAAAAGAAGAGGAAAAGATTTGGCTTTTGGTAGTAAATCATTATCAAATATAATGATTTTCATAAAGTAAATAAATAATATATGTATGATATTCTAATAATGAATATCACATATAAATTAGAACAATTAAATTTACAAAACCTTTTTTTTATGGATAGTAAGAAGAATATAATTATGGATGGTAAATTCACAAAGTTATTATATTCTGACAATTGTATAACTACAAATGGTATATCAATTATGATCCCATTCCATAATACTATATTAGATAAAACATATAATAAGACAATGTTAAAATTCCAAACTACACATCATGTAAACGCAAAGTTATCCAATCAACTTGCATGGATTGAAAAATGTATATTAGATAGTTACAAGCAAACGACAAACACTAAATATATAACAACAACATTGAACGACCACATCAAAAATGGTAATGTAAAAATTTACAGGGATTCTAATGCGATTAACGTAAATCATGTCATTTTAAAGATTTCAGGAATATGGGAAGATAGCACACATATCGGACTCACCTATAAATTTATGGAATCCGTATCCGTTATATAAACATTTTCATTTTTACAGAGCTTCTACCTGTATTTTTGAATGGAATAACACCCGTACGTAAATCAAACTCTGAACGCGATGTTAGATTTTCTTCGCGGTCTGTTTTAAAATTTGTTACATCTACAAAACCAGTTTCATCTATTATATTATACTCTAATTGATAAATAGATTTAATACCTTCATTCGTTTTCTTTTGATAGACGTCAAATTCTGTTCTATTTACAACTCGTCCAAAACCATCCTGTAATTGTAAAATATTTTTATCCATAATCGGATAGAATTGACTGCGGTCAAGACGTAAACCACTTTCAATAACACGTCGATTGAGTTCATTATCTTCATACCCCCAAGCCCAATAATTTGGAAAACCGTTCAGTTTCTCAAAATCACCTGCATTCATGGATACGATTCCTCCTAGTGTATATTTAAATCCGTAGAAATGTTTCACGACACCAGGGACTGTTTCATAGTTAAGAAATCCAGGAGTAAATGGCATTGTATCAATATCATTGAATACAAGAGTGATATTTGTATAATCTTTTGGATATAGGTTTTTCACTGTTATAAATCCAATGTTCTTCATAGCACCGCGATTGAATGCCCTTGTATCCTTTTGATGGATATAGAGAATACGATACGATAATCCTACTAAAATGTTTGCCATATGTTGTGCGAAAAAAATATAATGTTGTTCGCGATCCCTATACGGCACAATAAATATAATTTTTGGACAAATCTCTTCTATTACCTCTTTAGACATGTAATATAGTATACTCATAAAATATTACACTAAATATAACGATCTCAACTAATACCACTCCCACCCAAAATATAATACAATCATGCATATTTCTCCAAAATACGTAAGGGAATTAATTTGTCTTTCATGTTTTCTAGTTTTTTGTAACATTTGTTGATTGTTACTTCACTAACCCCACTAACCATCTTTATATCGGTTTTACTAATATTCAGATTACAATTTTGCGCGATGAGATATACGATACCAGATGCAATTGAATGCGGTGTATTATCGTTAATTATACTTTGTTCGTCAACTTTCTTTGCAACAAATGTTGATAATTTTGTAAGTTCTGTATTAATATTTAATCTGCTACAATATCTATCAATAAACGCAGCTGGTTTTGTCGTGCCAAGCATAGTCTTTTGCGAAGGTTCGTAATTACGTTCTATATTATGTAGAATATTCACTGCCATAGAGCAACCATATGTCGCACTTGTCTTGTCTAAATGGAATATCTCTGCAATTTCGTGTGCGGTTCTGGGACATCCATTCAATCTACAGCTGATATAAATAGATGCGGATTTTATACCATCGCGATTCATTCCACGGAACATTTGTTGTTCCGAAATATCTTTGTGTATCGCCATAGCATCGTCGATAAATATTTTAGGAATACCTGAGTTCTGTGCCATAACAGTGATAAATTGAAATTCGTCATATAATGATTTCTCGCGATGAGGCATAGATTGCCATTCAGTCCATTTCCTAATTTTGCGCATTTCGTATGTGGATTTAGATGAACATATAACTTTGCATCCATAGGATGATTCCACTAAAAGAGGATTTATTGGGTTTCCGCATCTAGATGGGTCTTTCGCGTTTCTATCATCCGACCCGTAAAAACGCCATTCGGGTGAGTAATCAAGCGTATTTGTATATATAATTCCACATTGAATATTAGAACATGTAGGAAACCCTTCTTCTGTAATAACTAGTGTACCGCTTTGACAAATACCACATATCCCAGCCTCCTTCATAATTGGAGTGGGTTCAGTTGATTTATTATCGATATCAAAAATCGCCCATAATTTATCTTTTTCCGTGCTAGAAAGATTAGTTTTCTTTTTATGGGTTTTTGAAATATCACGTTTTGCCTTATTGATAATTATATGAGATGTTTCCATTATACTATTTGTGAAGTAAATTGATTTCATATAAACGCAAATCAATTTTATATAATTATATATTATATATATATGGAGAAAATAGCTGAAAATTTTCTTAAAAGTGATGCGGGAAGTAATATAATAAAAAATATGACTAGTTCACAGGGTGGAGTCACGCCAAATCCAATAGTACCTAAAACAACTGCCGAGAGAACATCCGCATCGGACGATTATATATGCAAGGGATTTCAAGAAATGTTTATGAAAAATCAACGATTATACGGTGACAAAGTATTTGATAGTTTGGCAACATATTTTACTGATGAACCAGTGAAGACTAAATTGACTTCCATGTTAGAAAAACATATAGGCGGATATATCGATTCCGAAACATTCAGAGGAACTACTTCGAAAATAATCGAAAGTATAATTGGAGACGTTATTCGTAAATCGCTAGTGAAAGAACTTGAAAATGGAAGAAATTTCGAAGGAATATGTGGTGAGCTATCTAAATTCAATAATACGGTTGGGGGTGCTACTCGTTCGAAACGCAAACGTAGAAAGAGAACTGTTAAACGTCGAAGCTAATCTTCTTCTCAACTTTTGCTAAAAGATCCTCGCCGTATACAGAAGGTTTATAACTCTTGATCGGTGTGTATTGTTTACCATCCTTTTGTTGCTGTATATGTTTAGGCTCTATATCGGGTTTTTCAATGACATTACCATTTTCATCAATAGCAACACCCATTTTTTTTTTAATTTCATTTCTCACATAGGATGGCACCCAATTATGCCAAGATATAAATAATGTGTTCGGATATACATATTTTACAAAAAAACCATTGTGTTCTAATTGTGATACTAAATACCCTGTACAATCACCCTTATCATATATAGGTTCTCCTATTATGTATTCCGGAACATTAAACCAGATAAAAGTATCATTACATAACTTATTTTTTGCAGTATGTTGTATGCGTTTGTGTATTCGGTTGAGTATTTTATTGAAAATTTCAAGTTGTTTCAAGTCGCGTCTATGTCGTCGTTCATATAGATCATCTATGTTGACTTTACTATTATTTGCTTCTTCATGATCAAACAAAAATATAGATGACATGTTTTATTTTTTATGTATTATATAGTATATTACATAAAAATAAGGTTATATTCCGTAATATGGAAAATAAAGAAGAAAAGGAGAATGAAACAAAAATACAACATTTGGTTATTTCAGGTGGTGGACAAACTGGATTTACGTTTTATGGGGTTCTCCGAGAAGCTTCTAAACAGGGTTTTTGGGATATTCAATATATAAAATCTATGTATGGAACTTCTGTCGGAACATTTTTATCGGTGATATTATCTTTGAAATATGATTGGGATACAATTGACACTTATTTCATCAATCGACCGTGGCAAAATATATTCAAAATTGATATATACACTATATTACAAGCATTCGAGAAACGTGGTGTGTTTGGGATTGATGTTATGGAAAAAATGCTGGGACCATTATTTGCGGGGAAAGATATCCCAATTGAAGTGACATTAAAGGAATTTTACAAGATTACTGGAATTGATTTGTATATGTTTACTACTGAGCTTAATACATTTAAGTTATGTAATATATCACATCATACACATCCAGATTGGCGAGTAATTGACGCTGTATATGCATCATGCACATTACCTATTATATTCGCACCTATCATTAAAGATAATGAATGCTATATTGACGGCGGTGTCACATGTGGTTATCCGATGAATGCATGTTTGGATGCTGGAAATCTACCAGATACTATATTTGGTATTAAAAAATTATTTGATGGTGCAGAATTAGTCACTAAAACATCATCCCTATTTGATTATGTATTGATTATCCTCAAAAATATTATCACTCTATTAAACGGGCACGAATATGGACTTATTCGGAATGAAATATTACTCAAAGGAGACCACACGACCATAGAAAATATACTTTCATTGGCATCTTCAAAAGAAGAGCGCGAAGCAAATATTGAACTAGGTTGCACAATATTCAACGATTTTTTGTTAAAGCGCTAGACTTCTTAGTACATCTAAAATTAGCATTGCGTAAATACCCATCTTTACATTTTTTTACACATCTACGAGTATTTGGATTAATTTCTTTATCTTCTGGACATATCTTTATGATTGCGCAATTAAAATTAGCATCTCGTTTATACCCGTCTCCACATTTTTTTACACATCTACGAGTTATTGGATTTCGCTCCCTTCCTGAAAGTTCACATGGAGTTACAGACGTTCCGACGACAGATGGTATTTTTGCTGGAGATATAGTCGTTCCGACGACAGATGGTATTTTTGCTGGAGATATAGTCGTTCCGACGACAGATGGTATTTTTGCTGGAGATATAGTCGTTCGGACGACAGATGGTATTTTTGCTGAAGATACAATTTCCAAATCAGAATCTGGTATATTATATGGTAATATATCATGTGACTCAATATACAATCCATTTCGTTTCAGAATTTCGTTATTTGTTAAGATAGATTCGTATTCATTCAACAATTGATCGACATCGTAACGTTCAGATATTCTTGGATTAATTGCATTAAAACCTAGACTTATTAGATCATTGAATACATTCTTATCTAATAATCTTGACGAGAACATTGGTCCAATTATACGTAATATTGTCATCCCCATTCCATATACATCTACTGTATTAATGGATTTTGTTAAGAAAAAATTGTAGTTGTCCGGTGTCATGTCATTTACAAACATATCATAAAATTTTTTCTGTAACAAATCACAATAGGACAAATGTCGTTTATCATCCGAAGTAAATTTTATATATCTATAAAAAGGTGTAGTATGTTTTTTTAGTTCTTCTACTAATTTAGGAAACAATCGTATTCTTTTATCTATTGTCATATTAGCACAACGCATATATTTTTCTTTATTTTGAAAAACTAATTCCGGAGGAAACGACCAATGCGAAACAGCGTGCGTATTAATTGATTGTATACTTTTATTTTTTAACGAGTCTATCATCCTCATATGACCAAAATCGATGAAATTCATTCTAATTTCTTCTGAATTGTATACTATATTTTGCGGTTTCAAATCGTGATGAACTATACCATTTTGGTTTAATGTGTTAACACCCAGTATGACGCGGTGGAGTTCTATCAATAACATATCAATATCTTTTTTTGTTCTTTGTTTAATATTTTTCATGTAATCATCTAAGTTTAGACCACCGTCTTTCATTATTAATAACTTCATATTTGCTATATCATTACTTTTTACCCAATCGCACTTATCTATCGATTTAATAGTTTCTAAATCATCAGAGGGAGAACATACATCAGGTTTACCCATGTGATATTTGAGGTCTTTGTCTACCGCATTAATCACATCGTATTCTTTCAATTCGGTAATTGCATCCACAGTATCCATTATTTTGGATATTTTACCATCATACGATTTTGATGGGTCGTTTTTACATTTCAAACTTGGTTTATGTACGCATCCATATGCTCCCTCGCCTATTACTTTAGATGTCATCTATATATTATATACACATACAATAATTTCTTTATTCATTAGTTATTACAGTGGTTACGAATTTATGCAACGAATCCTTGGTTATTTTAGAGTCAAACTCAATTGTTTCACCACCATCGATGACTAGTTTTACTGTTGGATACGATTGAATATCATATTTCTTTATCATACTAGCAATATTTTCTTCGTTTCTTGTCTTGCTATCTTCACCTGGAATGTCACTGGTACAATTTACTTCTACACACTTTAGCTTATATCCATTTATTTGTTGTCCATTGTATGCGTCCTTAAACTGTTTCCACTGTGGCATAGCAGTTTTACAATGAGGACACCAATCAACATGAAATAACATTATAGTTGCGTTACGATTCGTTCGATCCGCATTAGCTACATCATTAAATTTGGTTCTCTTCGCAATATCCTTTGTATATTTTTTATATCCATAATAGCCAGCAAGAGAGAACACCAAGAATAATAGGATAATAAATACAACTCTAAAATAGGGTCTGATGAAATTTAGGATGGTATCAACGATCTTTGACATTAAGTATTATATATTTAATAATATATTAAATTCCGTGCAACTAAACTATTCTCATTATACTATAAATAAATGAAGAAAACTAGAAAAAATCGTGTATTTTCAAATTCCGAATACAATAGTAACGACGGTATGCTTACAACTGTATGGGGACCTAGTATGTGGCATGTATTACATACAATGAGTTTCAATTATCCGGTAAACCCTACAACTGATGATAAGCATCATTATCGCGATTTTATTCTTAACTTACGATGGACGCTCCCATGTGGTAAATGCCGAAATAATTTTAAGATGAATTTACAAAAATTACCACTTAAAATGAAATGTATGGAATCGCGTCTTACGTTCTCTACATATGTGTTTGAACTACATGAATTAATAAATACCATGTTAAACAAGAAATCTGGATTAACTTATGACATGGTTAGAGAACGTTATGAACATTTTAGGTCAAGATGTACTAAACAGATTGTATCCAAACCAATAGAGAAAGGATGCGTCGAACCCCTATATGAAGGTGAAAAGGCAAAATGTATTTTGAAAATTGTTCCACAAGATGAAGCATGCGATACTTTCCAAATTGATAGTAAATGTATCAAAAAAAATGGGAGGGAAAGGTAACAATCATATTTAGCGTTTTCTAACGATTGTAAAAAATAACTCATCATATTATACTATGTCAACTGCTGATAATGAAACACCCTTTTGGGGAGATGACCCGAATGTAATATTTCAAACTATCGATTTCTTTCCGGTGGAAGGCATGACCCATATTCAAAAGTTAAATGCAATTTCTCGTGGTGTAATTATTTTATGTATTATTGGATTCATACTTACACAAAGTGTCCGTGTCTTATTTGTTTCGGGTTTAACCCTCGTTTCCATTTACTTATATCATTTAAATAAGAAACGAGAGAACCAAAACGAAACCTTTGAAAATCCAGCCGATCAAGTATTGAAGGACGCATCTGTTCTCCGAGATGTCAATGTATTTGATACACCAGATTCTTCCAATCCATTTGGAAATGTACTCGTGACTGATTATAAATATAATCCAAATAAAAAACCCGCGCCACCCGCTTTCAATGAAAAAGTGAACGAGAAAATTCTGGATAAGGCAATGAAATTGGTTAAAGAACTAAACCCCGATCAGCCTGATATTTCAGATAAGTTATTTAAGGATTTAGGAGAACAATATGTATTTGAACAATCACTTAGACAATTTACATCGAATCCATCCACTACAATCGTAAATGACCAAACTGGATTCGCCGACTTTTGCTACGGTTCTATGACATCGTGTAAGGAAGGTAATTTGTTCTCATGTGCACGTAATCTACCCAGATACACCAATTATTGATAAGGTATTGTAAATATTATATTATTATATGATATATATAATATGACATCTACTGTATTTAACATGATGGATCGTTTAGGGGGAGATAGTTCCCGCCGTAATGAATCTAATACCAAATATGCAACATATATGTTGGATAGCCAATTGACTTCATCCAAATCAGACGAACATGTAACATTTGCTACACTCAATCCAAATATTAATTTTAAAGGAACTATGGGTGGATTGCCAGGTTCGGCAGTGGATTATGATTCACTACTTACCATTAAAGCAGAACAACAACGTGCATTTGAAAAGCTACAATTACATCAACGTCCGTTTCTTACCATTCCGTATTTAGGAAAGGGAGCAAGTGACCCAGTAATGGAATCTCGTCTCCAACAGGGAGAAGTGGTAACTGATAAAAAAAGTGTTTCCACTATCATGGACAAACCATATACCGAACATCAAAATTTCCCTATGATGGATAGTTTAAAAGGGCGTGTTACAAACCCAGCTTTTTCTGTAGAGGAAGCTGCTCTTAGTGGATGGGTTCGTGGAGGACAATCATCCCGCGAGGAAGTCGTTTTCAGTAAAAGATAATTGTATTCATCTATAGTATAAAAAGGTATATATGAATAGCACGGTATTAGATAAAATTCAAGGTTTAAAAACCTCCATAGAAAATGGTAATTCAATAGAGTTTGACTTAGATAAATACATCTCTAAATTTATTGAAATTATAAACACTGAGTATAATGATAAAAATCAAACCATTACAGAAAAAATAAATTATTTAACAAAAATCACTGTACCTATCGAATATAATGAAGAAAAAATGAATATTTTTTTAGACGAGTATTATAATAGTTTGAAAGGCGCCATAGAAAAAACAAATATATCGAAACCAACAGAACTTGTCAGAACTGATGTTGTTATTGGTGATATAAACAATACACAGCCCAATTTAACTCTAGATGATACTACATCACCACTCCAAAACAAAAGGTTAGACAAATTTAATGGTTCTTTCGGTCAGAAACAAGATGCATTAGGCTGTGGCAGACATGCATTAAATAACTTATTAGGCGGTGCATATTTTACAGGGTATAAAACTGAAATTGACGACAGTCCATATAAGTTGGACGAATTGAAAGATATTATAGAAAATATTAGCGATAAACAATTGAATTTACATAAATTATGTAAATATCTAAATATACGCGAATCAAATACAACTGGTATAAGCGAAAACGAATCAAGTACAACTGGTATCAGCGAAAACGAATCATGTCCTGCTGATGAAAATTATAATATTACAGTATTGATGATAGCACTAGGGTTAATAGGCTTTGAAATTAATAATACATTTCAATTAAATGAAGATAATGCTAATAAGGATAAAGCGCCTGATATTGATGATCCCGATGTTTTTGGTTTATTAATAAATATAGATAAAGCACATTGGGTTTCAGTAAGAAAATATGAAACTAAAAAAACTGAAACTGAAAAAACTGAAAAAACTGAAATATACTATATGGATTCTCTAGCACGTGACAATGTTACTGCAAAAATAGGAAAGGAAGCATTAAATCTAATAATAATGAAAGCAAACAATACAACATACACTATTATAAATACTGGTGAACGGAGAAAGGTTTTTATTCATTTAAAAATAGATGATTTTATTACAAATAAGGTGGATGTCTCTAAGAAGCAAATATTTTACAATAATCTATATAGTAACTATATAAAGGAATTCAAAGATGAAGAAATGATAGACAATCTATATAGTAAAGAATTTCAATATAACAAAGAACTGATATCTCTAATTGAAAACGATATAAATAATAAAAATTATGGAAATGAAGAAAAAATACTCAAACTACTACTAGGAGAATCAAAAACTAAAAATGACACTCAAAAAAATCAATACAATACTCGCAGCAAGAATCCAGATCTAGAAAAAAAATAACAAAAGAATAAATCACAAAAAAAAAGAAGTTAAAGATTTAAATTGGCTATAGCTATATGTACGATTACACAATAGAAATAAATTATTCAAATGACGACGAATATCGTAAATGTTTATCTCAAGCATTTTGTATAAATTCCTTAGATGTGAATGAGAATGAATTCATATATGATTATAAATTGATGAGTGATAATATGGATTATATTTATGATATAACGAAGGATATTCCTGAATTCCGTGAAATATACTTAATTTACGCAGGTCAGATGATGAGCACTGATCCAGATATCGGTATAGCAATTGCATTTTCATATGATAATTTTGACATATTTCATTTGTGTTTAGGTGATTACATTAGAGACGGCATCATTGGAATTGACAATTACGCAAAACTCCGTAGTAAAATATCATAACGTATTATATATATGGCATCCACACGTGATAAAAATGCTCCAGGAAATTATAAATTAGAACAGAGTGAGAATACAACTAGTTCTAATTATCTAGTAAATAAATATGTGCGTCCGTCGGTATCCTACCACCCAGGAGACGGTCTCCTTCCAGCAAAGACACCGCGCACAGAAATGGCAAACAACTCATGTGACATTGAATCCATGTTATTTGGAATCGGTTCTAGTGATTTAGTGAATTCACGTCCTGTTATTCAACCTATTCTCAAAAAGATCAAGAGTTTACATTTATATGATCGCCCAAGCCTAATTCTACCGGAACCTGTTTCGGTAAATTCGGCAAATCGTCCACTATTTTTAAACTAATCGTTTTTCTGTTCTTCATAGAATAACGATTCATTTTACCATATCTATGTTTAAATGTATTATTATATGTAACGTTTCTGACGCTAGGTTTCACCATATGTTTTGGAATTAGTTCGGTCGGTAAGTATTCGCCTACATTTATAAATGAACTCAATACTGCTGACAAATTATTATTTTCTAATGGGTCTATACTTGGTAGTTTATCACATGGTTCAAACGTTATTTTTACATACTCTGGATATGGTTCATAGTTACCGTCTGGGAGAACTTCCATTGGTATGCGTATACAAGCATTAATATATCTTTTCGACATTTTTACTAGTATAAATATTTATAACTTTATATTAGTTAAATTTCACAATAATTTTAACGATTTCTTTCTTAATACATTTGCATGCCGATATAGAAAGTTCTTCTCTTTTTTTTCGAGTCTTGGTGTCATTATCCTTACGCTTAGATGTGCTATTACGTGAGTTCATATCGTTCTCAATATCAGTGTAATTTTCTTCAATAAACTCAATAATCTTGTTCTCGATCGTCCATTTAAAAAAGTTTAATTGTCCGATTGTGGTTTCCATAGATTTCGTTTCATCATATGGAATTTTAATACGATCCCAACGACAGAATGGGTCAAAACGTTTTTTGCTGTATGCCTTTAATTTTAATTTGTAATCATTGTAAACCTTGAATCTCCTAGGTTCTCCGTAACTGTCCTTTAATTCGTATACTGTAAAGTTTTTCTTCGCATAATTTGTTACAAACCAATCTACGATTCGTAAAGATATATTAGATTCGCCATTTATTACTGAAATTGTTTTACTGAGATATTCACGGTTCTCGTAAAACGTCATTAAGTTTTGTAATAATAATTCATTTTGAGTATTGCATTTGGTCGCCATATCTTTTCTCTGAAACTATATGAAAGCAGTATTTTATATCATTTCAGAGAAAGATAATATACATATGTGTATATAGCATATAATGAAAAAGGTTATTTTAGTTCGCGGGTTTAATACTTCGATCACTGAGAATAATACTGATATTTATCAACCATTCAAATTGTTTTTTTCAAATAATAATGAATATACACTAGAATATTTCGATTATCCTACTTATGAAAGTTTAGATGATGTTTACGAAAGATTAAAACAAATAGTTAATAGGTTCGATATTATTATCGGTCATTCCATGGGTGCTTATTTGACTAATAAATTATTATTAGAAGGTATTATAGATACTACTACTAAAACGGTTATAACTATTAACCCTCCTGTATTTTATAATGTTTTTCAAACCACATTAGCAAAGATACCTAACATAGGTAATCTATATTTACCGGTATCTTTGTTTATTACTAGTAGTGCATTATTCAGTAATGGCAACATCTTAAATAATGATTATTCGTTAATTGTATTTAAGCAAACTACTGCGATGATTAATAACCCATTAGATATAACAAAATTATCTACTATAATAAACAATAGTAATAATATTTATATGATGTATAGCAAGAAAGATACTGTTACCGTTTTCCCTTCATCTTATGTATCATTATTTACTCCAGATAAATTAATTCATGTTGACGGTTTACACCAACCATTCTCGGAATGGTCAAAAAATAATGATTTTTTCGATAAATTATCTTTAATATTATCCAAGCCCATAATATAATAAAAATTATACATAAATTAATTTTTATTATACATACACATTTTTTTCATTTCTAACTCTCTAATTGAGTCTCTTCTTTATTTCGGCGATTGCTTTACCTGGATTCAAATGCTTGGGACAAACTCTGGAACAATTCATAATAGTATGACATCTATATAAAGCCATGGCATCGTCTAATTGTTTCAACCTCTCCGCACCATTTTGATCTCTTGAATCTGAAATCCATCTATAAGCTTGCATTAGCACTGCTGGTCCTAGATATTCGTCTGCATTCCACCAATAGGACGGACATGCTGTCGAGCAACAAGCACATAATATACATTCATACATACCATCCAGTTTCTTCCTATCTTCAACTGATTGAATAAACTCTGTTGAAGATGAAGCTTTTGGAACTTTATCTGCATGTAACCAGGGTTCAATACTCTTATATTGCTCGTAAAAATTAGACATATCGGGGACTAAATCCTTTATGACGTACATATGTGGCAACGGACTGATCTTTGTCACTTTTTGAGAAGATTTATCTATATAGCATAGACATGCTAATGTGTTGACACCTCCTATATTCATAGCACAAGAGCCACAAATTCCTTCTCTACAAGATCTTCTAAACGTTAATGTTGGGTCTTGTTCGTTCTTAATTTTCACTAACGCGTCTAATACCATTGGTCCGCATTCTTTAATGTTGACTGGATATGTCTGTAATGTTGGTTTTGAACCGACTACTGATGGATCATATCGATATATTTTAAAATATTTGATTGAAGCTGGAATTGTTATTGCCTTAGATAAAGCAAAATTAACATTTCCTAATAAATAGTTGTTAATATAACTTCCTGTTCTCAGTATATGCGATGCGGCTTTGTATTTTTGAATAGGTAACATCACTATATTATATATATATACACTTATTATTTGTATTTACTTTTGATTTGTAATTTGTTTTGTCTTTATCTTGATTTGAATATATATTATTACAAACATTGTAGTTTACTTCCGATTTTCCTATAATTATATCCATTGTATACTTGTGCATTTTCCAATGATTTTCTAAGTGTTTTGTCGCTTAGTTTCATTGTTTTGATACAGTCATATTTGCAAATGAATTCGCGTACTAAATTGTTATTCACGTCGTATTGCCCTATACCGTTTTTATATAAGATTGGTTCTCCATTTATCTTTTCTGTAAAATCATATTTCAGTTCATTGGTGCAAGAATCATACAATGTATAATAAAATCCGTTAGTTAAACTGAAATTTTTCACTGGATTATCCAAAGCAGAAGATGATGTATATCCGTCTGATTGACTGGCGCTTTTTCTATCTAGATATACATTGAGGATTTCGCTTTTTCCTCTATTCAATTTGGCGATATATCCTATATTCTGGGATTTTATTTCTTTGGTTGGTTCCAATGAAATAATTATATTTGGGTCGAGTTCTCTATCCACCAATCGCCATCGGACACCGTGATAGATGGTGTTTTCATTGACCGCTTTGTTGATACTAGGTCTTTTGAGTTTATTGTTCTCGCGTATACACTCGCTTACTGATTCGTATACTTTAACCAACTGTAATGTTTCGGGGTTGATTTTTTGTAGACGTGGTCCCAATGTCATGAGTGGCATGTTGAAATTGGTTGTCGTTTTTGTTTGCATGGAATTTACTCGTTCCACTATATTTTTGTTTATTTTTTCCAAATTATCTATTTTTACAGATAATTGTTGGACAGTAGAAATCAGTTCTTCGATAAGTGGATTGAAATTTTTAGTATTTCCTATTTCCGTCATCAGTTTCAGTTTCTCGTTCTCCAATTCCAATCTCCCAATATCATTGTCGTTGAAATACTTTATATTATGTGTAATTATATTCAATAGCGTTTGGTAAGATATATTTTTACCAATCATAAATAATTCTAATTCCGTTTCATGACCTTTCAATGTCTGAACTCTATTTCCTCGAACGGATTCATGTTCTTTCATAAACGTTTCAAAATCCTTACTCTTATTCACTGTAAAACAATCCAATAACAAACACTCCTCATATTTACTTTTGTGTTCTTTGTACCGATCAACAATTCCTTTCCTACTTTCTCCGATTTTGATAATATATTGTCCGTTCTCCAATGTCTTTACCTTGATAATATAAAATATGGAACCGATTGTTGCATATTCATTCAATAATATTTTTTCTCGTTCTAGGATTTTTTGTTGGGATAATTTTTGATCCAATTCGTTGTTCTTTTTTTCCTCTAAATCTAGTAGTTGATTATTTTTCTCTATAATTACTTTTTGTAAATCATACACACCTTTTAATCGAATTTCTTTGATAACTTCACAAACCCAGTTTTGAAATATCTCTGCTATTGGTTTTCTTGATTTGAATAATACTTTATACAACCCTTTTTCGGTAAGAAATGTTACTTGTTGTAAGCCGCCAAGGGTGTCAATAGTATTGACTACCTTTTCACTTTCATCAAAATTTACTATATGTGCTCTAATATTAGACATTTCTAAAATTTCTCCAATGTCACTAGCACGAAATAAAGGATTATTATAATCACCTTTTATCACGATATTAGTATGTAATTCATTCGAATTGAAAGCTTTTACTATGTCCATGGGCTGTATATACATATATAACACCCTTTATTTAAGTTAAAATTATATATATTTCTTTATTATGTCCACCTCCAGTATCTTCTTTTTGCTTTACCTTTGGGTAAAACAATATCGTTTTGCTGTGTAGGTAGGTAAAGCAATAATTTATAATCATTTTTTTTGTCTTGATTAAAATTTTATATATGTATAAAATTTTATATAAACCAAACAATAAGCGACTCCAGCCATCCCATCAATTTGAGTAGGCTACTCCAGCCATACCGCTCATAACACGGAGAACGTTGTAATTGACAGCATAAACTCTGACCTTAGCAGTGCTTGTTCCAGAAACAGTTGGAGACGAGAGAACAAGTTGAAGAACAGCGTTATCAATTCTAGAGAAATTACACGTTCCTGAAGGTTGATGTTCTTCTGGTCTGAGTGCGAAGGAATAAACGTTAATACCAGTATCTGGTGCTCTGGTATGATGTTGGAATGGTTGAACTACATCAAAGTAAGAACCTTCACGTTCAGAGAAACGATCTTGTCCATTAAGTTGGAGTTTGGCAGTAACAACTGGGTTCTCTCCCCAACAATGCATATCAAGTGCAGATTCAGCAAGAACAAAGGTTCCAGCATCAGATAAACCAGCAGCAGTTCCTACAGCACCAGCATCAAAACCAGCACCACTAGTCCATAAACCATCAGCAGATGGTGCTATATCAACACCTCCAGCTTGTTCAAAGAGACCAGCAGAGTTAATGAAGGAACCAGTAGAAGCACCAACACTTTCTTGTGATCCAAAGGCATGAATAGCATTTGGAAGAGCATCAATGGCATCAGTATAATTGAATGGTTGAGCTCCAAGTGTCTTGTATAAGGTGTTTCCAGGAAGTAATGAAGAGCAGTAGTCGACGTTACCATCTGGTTGAACGACCCAGATAAGTTCTTTACATGGGTGATTGAAGTTGAGCTTGATCTTGTTAGAGGATGAACCAACTGATTCATCTCCAGTGAATTGAAGTTGTTCAAACAAGTATTCGTGTGGGTTTTGCGCCATCTTTCTTCTCTCATCAGTGTCGAGGAAGATGTAGTCAACATACAAGGAGGCAGCAACGAGTGATTGTTGGTATGCGGAAGTGACGGTAACGGCACCGGTGCTAGCACCAATGCTATTGACAGCCCATAAACACTCACCAATTGGTCTGAGATCAAGGTTGATCTTGACTTCGTGGTATTGAAGAGCAATTAAAGGAAGGGCAAGTCCAGGGTTTCTGCAAAACCAAAATTGGAGTGGAATGTAAAGAGTGGTTTCTGGGAGAGCGTTTCTTGGAGCGCAAACTTGAGAAGGAGCACCTGAAGCAGCACATGGTCCAGAAACACCAGCGAATGATGGGTCAGTAATGTAGGTAAGTTGAGTGGTGTTTCCAATCATCTTGAAATATCCTCTTTGTTGTTCTGAGGTAAGTGTGACTTGATTCCAGATATGCATCCAGTCTCCGTATTGTCTATCAATACGTTGTCCACCAATCTCAACCTCAACTTGTGCAACAAGTTGTTCTCCAATGAAATCCATCCATCTCGCATAAACACCTCCTGTGGAGCCTTTCATGGATTGATTGATTTCAGGTAAAGTAACTTGAAGGTAGGTTCTGTAAGCAAGATCTCCGTTTCTTGAGATAGTACATGTGACACGTCTTCCGAAGTCAGCTTGTCCTGAAAAGGTTTGTTCGATTGACTCCATAGCGAAGTTAGTGTGACGTCTGTAAGAGACCTTCCAGAAAGTGATTTCTGGGGTACCAGTAAGGAAAACGTCCTGTGCGCCGTAAGCTACAAGTTGCATTAGTGCTCCACCCATGTTTTTATTATATTATACATAAAGATAATAATCTGGAGAAATAATAATAATTACTCGTTTAATTATTCCTAAAGGGTTTTCTCATCCAAGTTCATATTTTTGTAAATAAATCTCTCTAAATAATCCGACATGAATATTTCCCGTTTCCCTTCGTGTTTTTTCGTGAAAATATAATTATCATTATTTTTTTTTACCGCCCATCCACCCTCTATAGCATTGATTATAAATTGCATTTTATGTAAAGTTGTTACGTCTATATTCATTACACGTTTATCCATAAATTATACATACTAAGGTTACTATAATAATGCGTTTTTTACCTAAAAAAATATATTATGTATTTCAATTTATATAGAAAAATGACAATGTATCTAAATATTATAATGAAAAAAATCGATCTTGTGCAACATACAATAGACAAGAAACACAGTCAGATGTTGGAAGAATTTCATAAAAATGAATCTTTATATATTCCCGAATTACTTTCACAAAAAAAATCTCTAAAGATACAGTTACGTTCTCTAAACTCCGATCAAATAGAAGAGTATATGGAAATAAAGGATCAAATTTCAATTATAGATATAAACATTAAAGACCTGAAATTACATAAAAAAAAATATTTGCTGGACAATTCTAAGCATATTTTCAACTATTTTGAAGAAAAAAAACAAATATCAATAGGTAGTGTTAAAAATATGAATGTCCTAAATGATTTCTTTAAAGTAAAACAATCGACTCATGATATACAAGACAAAACAACTACATCAAAACATTCGATTATAAATTATTGGAAAAATGTAAATAACGAGATCATAAACCCTCAGGATTTCGTTACACCAACCGATATTTGTAGTTATTGTTGTAAGGGTGAGATGATTCCACAGGATGAAGAAGGGGTTATGATATGTAACAATCGAGAATGTGGTAAGTTCATCAGTTACATTATAGATAGTTCAAAACCATCCAATAAAGAGGCGCCAAATGAAGTATCATATACTGCATACATTAGATTGAATCATTTTAAGGAAATTCTTTCACAATTTCAGGCAAAAGAAACTACTCAGATACCTGAAAAAGTGATTGAGAATATTCGCACACGAATTAAAAAAGAACGTATTTATAATCTAGCCGAGGAGATAAATTATGACAAAATGCGCGAAATACTTCGCAAATTAGGCTATAATAAATACTTTGAACATATTCAATATATTAATACTATATTCGGAATACGACCACCTATTATGAACGAACATTTACATGAAACATTATGCGTTCTCTTCATAGAAATACAGAAACCTTGGGCTATTCATTGTCCAGCAAATCGCACCAATTTTTTTAATTATACATATACATTGTATCAATTGTGTGTTCTCTTAGATCAAACACAATATCTACCTTACATTCAATTAATGAAGGATAGGGAAAAACAACTGGAACAAGACCAAATATGGTCTAAAGTATGTAAAGATCTTGACTGGGAATATTATCCTACGGTTTAATTTAATAAAATCGAAATATTTATGTAGTAATAAGTATTACATGAATATTTATATTCCAACTCGAGGGAATCCTACCAAGTTTGTACCTATACCGAACCCAGCACCACCGCGTGCAGATGCAGCCATTGAAGGAACAAATACATCTAGAACTGAGAATGTGGCAGCTGCGGTCAATGCGATAACAACAACTTCCTCGACATTGAGTTGCTTCTTTGGTATGGCGAAAGCGGCAATAGCAACCATAATACCTTCAACGATATACTTAATCGCACGCTTAAGTAGTTCACTAAAATCGATAACAGACATCTTTTTATATATTATAGTATAATAAAATAAATCTATAATATATTATTCAATTTAAAACACTTAAATAAATGCGCATCTAATAAGTATATATACTAAATGTCTTTGTTTGAGCGAAAGAATCTTGAGAATGGCGATGCGAATCCTAAATACATTGATTTGTGCGATGAAGACCCTCCAATTGCAGGTCAAAAGTTTGCTTGTATATCTTTCGTGTCTCCCGAAAAAATACTTAAAAAACGTGAAAATTATATATTTGGTGAGTTTTTAAAACAATGGGATTTCTCTAAATGCATGGAAAAATCTATAGACTTTGTAAATTTTGTATCGTATAAATATCACCTAAAGGTCGAGGATGTCATGGCGGATTTTACCGAGTTTGTAAAAGAAGAGGACCTAAAGATTAAAGAAAGTGGAGTGGATGATGATTTCAAAACATATATGGAAAAAAACGAGGATAAACTCAACGAGCAGTTCAACCGTGCTAATGCATTTCAGACTTCAGTGCGTGGTATGAAATTACGCGGTGTCTTTCCAACCCAAGATGAAGCAGAGATGAAATGTAAGAAGTTACGCGAAGTTGACCCAAATCACGACATTTTCGTAGGTCCAGTAGGTATGTGGATGCCTTGGGACCCAGATGCATACAAGACGGGGCGCATTGAGTTCATGGAAGACGAGTTGAATCAATTGCATCATGAGAAATTGAAGAATGAAATACAAGCCAAAGATGAATTCGAACGCCGAGTCAAAGATACAAAACAAAAGGCAATCAAGGAAAATATTGAACTCGCTAAGAAGAGTGGAAATGTTCTTACGCAAACTTTGAACGAAGATGGAGAATTGATTGGAGTTAAGGAAACGGTTGATTTTGAAAATCGTGAAATTTCGGATAGTGTTAGTGTCAATTTAAGAAATGAGTTACTCCGTGATAGTGTTACTAACAACGATAAGTAATTTATCTTTTATTCTTTTGATTTTTTTTTGATTTTCTACCACCCTTCTTAGTCTTGTTTTTCTTCTTATTTTTATATGCTTTTCGTCTGCTCTTACCACCCTTAAGTGGGTTTTCGTTTTTTAATTTGGCTGCAGCAGCATTAAGACCATTTACAGCCTGTTCTATGTCTGGTACATCGGAACTTAAGTTTTCAGTTATATCATTCAAGCTTGTTACAGTTTCTTTTAATAAAACTGTAATTTTTGTTAGTTCTTCATGTTCTTCTTTTGTTGAAAGTTCTTTGCCTACCGGGTCGACTTTCGGTTTGAGGTTATTTAACTCGGTATCTTGACTTTCTCCTACAATTAGTGAGTCTATTGGGTCTATTGGGTCTATTGGGTCTATTGGGTTTATTGGGTCTATTGGGTCTATTAGGCTATTATTTTGTACACCTACAGTTGTATCTATATTTTCACTTGACATTATTATATAATAATGTCAGATAATATTTTATTTATTTAGCTTTATTTTCTGTATGTATTCCTTTTACGTTTTTTATGTGTATTTTTTTTACCACCCTTAAGTTTTTTGCTAAACTTTCGTTTGCATGATTTTCCGCCAGTTGCAGGAATTTGTGTATCAGCGGGTAGTTCTTCTTTTGATGCTCCGTCGTTAGATGCTCTGTCGTTTGATACTTCTTCTTTTGATGCTTCGTCTATTTCTACATCAACTGCCTTATGTTGATTTTCACAATTTGTAGTAATAGCAGCCTTTTTTGCTTTCGCTGCATCCATCTTTGCTTTCGCATTATTTTGATTCGAACCAAACAAATTACTAAAGAAACCCATTACTTTTTATATATACAATATCAAAAGAGATTTTACTTTTTTTATGTGCATTTTTTTTCCTCGTCCACTAACGTTTTCTGCCTTTCTTGTTTTTTTTAATAAACTTATGTTTAGGTATTTTTTCACAGACCATATTATGAATCGGTAGTAATACAGCTTGATCATTGGTCTCATGTTTTTCTACATCGATTGTCTCTTGTTTTTCTGTATCACTTATTAAGATCCATCCAGATCCATAAGGTAATTCATTACAGCGTGAATATTCTTGTATTTCTGTCTCGTGTTTTGATGTGCATTTTCCGACAGTAGTATTATTATTTGATATTGATACGCTTAATTTAGGACCAAATAATATGTCTAAAAGCCACATTACTTATTATATATAATATCGAACAATATTTTACTTTTCGTATTTGTTTCTTTTTTGTATACTATATTACGTGTTGTTTGTGTGTTTTTTTTCGCCGTTACGGAGCAGTGTGTTCCCTTATTGCATTTTCCTTTAGTGACTGTCTCTTATATTCCTTCATCAAAGATCTCCTATATTCTAACATTAAGTTAGTTTTGTAGGTATTTATCAGGTGAATTGCCCTCTCTCTATGACATTTTTGATGAATAGTATCGGTATTTGTTTCATCTGACATTCCGTTAGGTGTTGTAGTTACCTTATCTGATTTAGACGAGAATAATCTAGTAAAACAATCAATAAAACACATTCTCTTATATCTATGTGATATTTAAAAAGGAGTTTTTGCTAAATCACATAAAAGGATAAGAACTTATCATGCTATAATATGTTTTTATCCTATTATTTCCACTCGGTTGTAGATACAGTTTACCAATTCGTTTTTTTCACATTAATATTCGCCCCTTTATTACCTTTTCGGTTTTTCGATGGGTCATACGCTTCATCTTCATCGTCAGAACCCATACTCTTTGAAATTTCCCAGAATTCTTTAGAACCTAATCGGAATTTAGGATGATCTTCAGCTTTATACCAGAATATTTGGTCGGTCAATTTATTAGATTTCGCATTGTTATTAATTACCAAACACTCATAATTCTCTGTTGTGTTATCCATTACAGCACAAAACGATTCCAGTGTAGGAAACATACTGGCATAGTTCTCCCATATTCGCTTACGATTGGTCAAATACGGTTCTCGCAATATAAACACATAATCAATATTTGTTCGCAAATTAGGTGGAATACCTAATGGATATTGCATGGTGATTACAAGCATTACTTTCCAATGCCTTCCATTCATGAAAAGGAGTCTCATCATTTTATCGCGTGTCCATGTCTGATCGTATAAACAATCATCCATAATCACAAATGTGCGAGGGTCAATAGTAGTTCTTTTATAAGTTTCAACTTCCTTTTTCATTTGTTTCATTACACTTTTCTGCCTACGTAAAATGTTTTCAATTAAAACCGTATTATATTCATCATGTATGAATAATTTAGGAACATGTTCTTTATAAAACCCATTACCTGCTTCTGTTCCGGATATAACTGTGCCAATCGGTATATCTTGGTGGTAAAACAACAAGTCACGTACTAAAAATGATTTACCTGTATCACGACGACCAATGAGAACAACAACTGGACCCTTATTTTCGTCTGCTTTAAACGTGATATCACGCATATTAAATCGTTTCAATTCCAATGTCATCTTATAGACTTAGCTAATAAATTATAAAACAGATTTGAACGTTCTAATTCACCAAATAATATATGGAATAAAATTATAAAATGTTAGAATCCATAGATCAATTACAAAAACTAAACTTAGAATATTTAGAAAATCAATTTATCCCTACATCTGATGATTTGAAACATGGATATAACCCATTTCATCTAAATTCTTTTCAGTATTATCAGCCTATTTTTAAATTACTTTTTGATGTAAATCTACAAAATTATAACTCTGTACAATTAAATCATCAGTATCATATCAATAATCTTACGACAGTTTTTGATATTACTACCAATGAAATTATGGAAAAACCTATTTTTATTAAATACTCACCATTATTAGACCCTATCAGTTACATGATTGGTAGGTATGATACGGAAAGTATGGATATTCGCACATTGCCTACAATAGATGGTGCAAAATTTGCGAAATTAGCAGATACAAATAATGCATCATATGTGGATGGTTTTTTTTGTTTATTATCTAGTAAATTACTGGAACTCCATGATATAAAAAATTCGATTGAATATTATGGTTCGTTCTCTGCAGTCCAACGAAAATTTAAGATGAATATTGCCGATGATTATGAATATTTAAATACATCAAATTTTTTCTTGGATAATTTGAATAATCTGTTCCGCATTAATAGAGGTCGTGTATCTTCTATATCAAACCATAATTCACGAGGAAATCGCAGTAAACTAATAATATCAGATGAAAGCAATGTTATTTCGGATGTATTAAATCTAGATGTCATGACACCTATAGTCGATCCATGTATTTTGGAAGAGATATATGTCCAATTGAAAGATGAAAATATAAAAGATGAGGATACCGATAACGACGAGGATACCGATGACGATGAAGATACTGATGAGAATGAAGATACCGATGAAGAAGAAGAAGAGGAAGATGAAGAGGAAGATGATGAGGAGGATGAAGAAGAGAATGAAGAGGATGATGATGGGGATGAGGAAATATTTGCATACGTTGATAATTTCCCAGTGCAGATGATTTGCCTTGAAAAATGCGAAGGAACATTAGACGAATTGTTTGCAAAAAATGAAATAACAGAAGATATTGGGGCAAGTGTACTATTTCAAATAATTATGACATTATTAGCATATAAGAAAGCATATAAATTCACGCATAACGACCTCCATACTAATAATATCATGTATGTATCCACGAAGGAAGAATTCTTATATTATAGGTATAATGATATTTGTTATAAGGTCCCTACATACGGGCGTATATTCAAGATAATTGATTTCGGTCGTAGCATTTATACATATAAAGGAAAAATATTATGTAGTGATAGTTTTGCGCCAAAAGGTGACGCCGCTTCGCAATATAACTTTGGTCCGTATTACAATAGCAAATACCCTATAATTGAACCAAATTATAGTTTTGATCTGTGTCGTCTAGGATGTTCTATATATGACTTTATAATCGGCGATAAACCACGCGATGAGCTTCAGAAAACCATTCACAGATGGTGTTTGGATGATAAGAAAATAAGTGTATTATATAAAAAAAATGGTGATGAGAGATATCCAGAATTCAAGTTATATAAAATGATCGCAAAGACGGTTCATGAACATACACCCGAAAATCAATTAAACTACCCATTTTTCAGTCGATTTAAAAGCACAAAAATACCGAGTGGGTCAACATACATGGATATTAGTAATATACCATCTTATGCATAAAAAAAAAATATTCTAAGCAAATTACAAATTATTATTTTGTTTAGAATCCAGGAACATCTGTGAAAATCTGGGTACTAGCTGATGATGTAAAATCACTCGAACCAAGCATCTCAGCAACTGGACCAGTCGCTTGGAAAAAAATCATAATAGGTATGAAAGAACAAAACCAAACTAATAGCGTATCCCTTATAATAAATTTCAGTGGTTTGTTCTCTTTATCAATGAACTTCATCTCTATTAACTTCGCAAAGAAGAATAACACAGCAATTGTAATTGTTATAATGATTGGTTTTTCCATTGGTATATTAAATTGTTAAACAATTTAATTTACGTTTTTACGCATTCAGTCAAGATATGGTTAATTGAGTTCTACAATGTCATCTAATGATAAAATGTCACCAATTGAACTGGTTTTATTTATATCAAATACATCCATTTCGTCTAAATTAATATTATCGGTAAATATCTTTATTTTGTCGTTATCGAAATCGTCTTCTTCTTCTTCTAATTTGCGTTGAATAGCCCTTGCTGTGCTTATCTCCTCTAATCTATCGACACTCTTTGGTGCATTTACATCCGACACTGTTCCGGTTTCAGAGTCCAATACGCTATCATAGTCATTGAATGACAACTTAGTCACGACTGGTTCGTTATCAATATTGGAAATAGACGGTACTATTTGTGGGGTATCTTCCAGAGCTTCATCTTTTTTGTCTATTGTATTTTCCGTTTCTTTAACTGGTTCTTCAGGTTCAATATTCTCTATGATGACTTCCTCTTCTTGTTCCACGGCTTCGTCCATGTATGCACGGATGATAGCCTCGGTTGGAATACTGTCTCTAATAGTATTCAATATACATTCTTGGATGATCAATTCAAGATCTCGTTTGTTTCGTTGTATTAGGAGCGGAGATATGTTTTTTTCCGATGTAATATTATTCTCAAATAAATAGACGTTAGTATAGCACTTACGAGCAACGTTGATATATACTTTATGGATGAAGTTATCTAAATTCGGTGTGTTAATATCTATCTTCTTTTGTCTATTACCTACACGAATACATGTGAGAACCTTCAATTGAATAATATGGACGCAAGTGATTAAATCATCTAAATAATTACAACCGCTACGTTCAATAATACGTTTGCGTTCCTCTTCAATAATGTTCGCATTCCATTTTGGAACTCGTGAAATCAGATTCTGAAACGTCATTAGGTATTTCCCAGATTCGTTGTTATCTAAACATAATTTACAAGATTCGTTAAATATTGACCGAATACCCTCTATAATTAAAGGTGTAAATATACTTACTAATCTGCTACACCATTCATTTCTGGCTTCTTGTAAGTTTGAGATCACAAAATCGTCCATATTTTATAGAAACAATGTATATTTTAATATATCAATATTAACGAACATTATTTTTTTTACATAAAGGAAATTGTATGTAAGTCCGTATTTTCACGTAAGAATATGAAATTCAATATATACATCATTAGCATTTTTTCGCATCGGAATTCGTATTTTATCTTTTGGTAACACATTTGAATATTAGCCTTATTATAATCGTCCCATTTTTCGGATTGTTTAATATAGTTCATGATATCTATACATGAGAACCCCATATCATATAATGCAATACTTGTATTGGAGCAACTCCGATTGTCCGTGAATTCGCGTGTGTCTATATATTCACATAACCGCTTCATGTGTGCATTCGAATACTCACTTAAATCCATATTATTTGATAAATTATATTGATGTAGGTTTATAATTTTACCATTTGCGATTTGTTCTGGAATATAAATTTCACAGAATCTGGAAATAATCGGATTTAATAATTTGTCTTTGTTCTCTACAATAATAAAAAAACGTGTGTTGAAACTGAAAAGTTCTATACATCGTCTCAATGCGGATTGTGCGTCGTTTGTTAAACTATCTGCGTTATATAATACAATAGTTTTGAATTTCACGCCTGTAGTGGATTGCAAGTTGGTTTTTGCGAAAAATTTAAGGTCTTCGCGTATAAATTTTATACCTTTTCCATGGGAGCAATTTACTGACATCACATTATTTTTGATTTTTGTTTTATCCGAATCATATATCTTATTAAGAAAATAATGTACTATTGTAGTTTTTCCACTTCCAGAAGAACCATTAAATATAATATTAGGTATTTGATTTGAATTATAGAAGTAATCCAGTTTTTCGATTATATTTTTAGGAAGTTCCATTACTCATATTTAGGTTATTATTTTTATATTCCTATATTGTATAATATACAATTCGATGTCCGATATAACAACGCCAGAAACTGAAAAAAAAGAGGGTATTCTTGAAAGAGTAACTAATGCATTATCTTTCAAAACATCTGATAGTGAAGACCCAGTCGAACCCGACGCTGTAGTTACACCTTCTATTCCTGTAGTTACACCTTCTATTCCTGTAGTTACACCTTCTATTCCTATAGTTACACCTTCTATTCCTATAGTTACACCTTCTATTCCTATAGTTACACCTTCTCCATCTTTAATTCCAGATGAAACATTTACACAAGAACCATTTATGACGTCTGATTCTGAAGAAATCTCGGATAATATGGGATCTCTTCCTGCCTTTGCACCATTAGATGCTCCATCTAACAATACAAAAAAAAAGGGAAGGAGGAAAAGGTGTAAATGTCCTACAAAAAAACAAAATAAACTTACGAAAAAAAGACCTAGATGCAAGCGTGGTCGACGAAATAAAACAACTAAAAGATGTGAATCTAAAAAAAAATGCGCTAAGGGTAGTCGCGTAGAACCAAAAACGGGCGTTTGTAAGTCAAAGTAAAAATACTAGGATATAATAGAAAATGAATTTTCAAATTCCTTTTTTATCATCAAATCCAGATAATAATTTAACGGAAGCTGATAGAATAATGAGTAAATATCCAGACCGAATTCCCGTTATCGTAGAGCGAAATCCAAATTGTTCGAGTGATACACCACAATTAGATAAACGTAAATATTTAGTTCCAATTGATCTAACTATGGGACAATTTTTATACGTTATCCGTAAACGATTACAAATGTCGTCAGATAAAGCGATTTTCATGTTTGTTGGTGGTTACGTAACATGTAATACCGACCTAGTTTGCAAAGTATATTCTAATTATCACGACCGTAACGATCGATTTCTTTATATGAGCTATAGTTGTGAGAACACATTCGGATAACTTTATCTTATACATGTGTATATGACGCAATTACGAAACTATATAATTGATACTCCACAGTATCATTTTTACAAAGAACAACATCGACTGCAAACATACGAATATGTAAATAACAAAACAAAACAATATCATAATTTAGGGAATGTGAAGTTCGAAATGAGTATACACAGAGCATTGTTCCTGATGGATTCTTTCGTCGACCCAAGTGACCCAGACACACATTCAGAGAACTCTCTCCATGCATACCAAACCGCCGAACGTATTCGCAAACAATACCCAGATGACAAAGAACTCCAAATATGTGGTTTAATCCATGATCTAGGAAAAGTGCTTTTCATATTTAACGAACCCAGTTCAGTAGTGGTCGGTGATACGTATGTAGTTGGATGTAAGTTTCCTGAATCAATTGTATATCATGATACCATGAAAGATAACCCTGATTTTAATAATCCATTATATTCTACTGAATATGGAATATACAAACCAAATTGTGGAATTGAGAACCTAAAATTGTCGTTTGGGCATGACGAATATTTGTATCAGGTTCTCCAATATAATAAAGGTAAGCACCTAATATCAGATAGATATCAAAAAATAATCAGGTTTCATTCGTTTTATCCTTGGCATACAGGAAAGGCATACTCTCATCTTATGCAACCTGGAGATGAAAGGATTATGCAGGATGTTATAAATTTCAATAATTTTGACTTGTATTCTAAAGAAGATACTGATTTCACCGTAAGTGACGAGATTCGCAGATATTACGAGAACCTATTGAATGAATATTTCCCAGAATTATTGAAATGGTAATTATAATTATTTCTTTACAATGACAAGCTGTTTCGTGAATATAAACCGTTCGTGATACATGGTGCGTCTATGTAGATTACACGATAAACAAGCTATTTCTAAATTTCCTATATTATGACCAAAATCATTGTTAATTCGCTCTAAAGTCCATTGTTTAGGTTCTCTCACATGTTCATATAATACTTTAACTAATCCTTTACAATAATAACAATTCAACTTACTTTTTATTAACAACTGGATAGTAGACTCTAAATTTATGATTTGATAACAATCATATATTTTCTTTTTCTGGTCTTGTGATTTATATCCATTTAGTTTACATTGTATTTGTTGCATCATTGTCTTGTATATAGGATTATTACTAGAATCGGTCGCGAGTAATTCCAATTGTATGCTTGGTTCGTACTCGTGTTGCCAGTTATCTCGATGGGTCACTACACGTGCTTTCTTCTCTTTTATTGTTTCGACCTTCTTTGACGTTTCGTTTTTTTTCGGTAGTTCTATTAGTTTGGATTCCATAATCATTATATGTATTTAAAAAAAGAAGATAGAACGATTGCGATATAATATATAAAGAGAACATGACAGAAGAAGCGAAAGAACCAGTTTATACAAGCAAATATATCACAAATACTTCCACAACTACATCCAATATTACGAGTGTAAATTTGGACTCTTTACTCGAGAGAGAGAAACAAAACAATAAGGCGGATTCTTGGAATAAATTGGATAAAACCGTTAAAACTCAAGCGCTACATTCATTTGCTGAAACATACGGTAAGGAAAAATCATTATCAGCCAAAGACATTAAATCCCTAAAAATGTTTTTCAGTGAGTGTTTGAAGGCAAACAAAATCAATAAGACCAAAGATGTGAAATATAATAAGGATACTAGAACGGTTATCAGTATACCAGCATTATCATATAATGCAATCACTCATAATTACACATTAAAGAATACGGATACTAAGCGTGTTTCTACATTGAAGTCATTAACCCCAAAGCGAGTAGTAGTAGAAGATAAATTGAATTGATATAGAAACTATTTTATATATATATAAAATGGTATTAGACACATCCTATGGAATTAATGATAATGAAGATAAAGAACTATCGTTCGAAATGAATGAAGACGAATATAGTGATTTAGAGCGCACTATACACGAACTTATGTATGACATTCTTATTGACGATGCTTTATTATATTCAGACCCCGATTTTCACGAAAATATATTAAATGATATCCAATATTTATTTAACGAGGATTTAATAGAAGCAAACATGATTACCCCAGACGAAAATATTGACGATTATATCAGCCAAATAGTAGAAACATTTTTTGAATTGTATTATCCAACGCGTTCAATAACGGATTCTAACTTAATTTCATATACGGATATTGAACAGACCACCCAAACGATTATGGTCCTGAAATCACTCCCACAACCAACGCAAAAAACGACGGAATGGTATGAATATCGTCACAATCTATTAACTGCAAGTAGTATATGGAAAGCATTGTCGAGTGAATCGCAAAGAAACAGTCTGATTTATGAGAAATGTAAACCATTAGCCGATGAAAAATCGAATTGGTTCGGTGGCGGTTCATTACAATGGGGTATTTTATACGAGATGGTATCTGTAATGGTTTATGAGAAAAAATATAATACCCGTGTAGCAGACTTCGGTTGTATCCAACACATCAATCACAGTTTTATAGGGGCATCACCAGATGGAATTAATGTAGACCCTAAGTCAGACCGTTATGGACGAATGATAGAGATTAAGAATATAGTGAACCGCGACATAACCGATAAACCAAAGGAGGAGTATTGGATTCAAATGCAAGTACAAATGGAAACATGTGACCTAGACGAATGCGATTTCATAGAAACGCGATTTAAAGAGTATGAGTCACCAGAGGCATATGCGGATGACATTAATCAGGAGTCTAAGGGTGTTATTTTGTGTTTCCTACAACGGAATGTGCCCGATTCCAAACCTATATATAAATACATGCCACTTGACTTGGATATGACATACCAAGATTGGATCATAAATACAAAAGACGATTTCAAAGATACTCTGGTTTT